CTTGGAATGGATTTTGGTCCAGAACGAGAAGATTACTAAGTTTCAAATACAATCAAAAAAAGAGACGTGAGTTATGCCTTCCTTTGTAAGTTGGTATAACTCACCGTCATTTAGAGGCTCAAGACCCTCACACGGTTTGCTTGAAAATGTATTATCGTAAATATCAGCATACAATTCGCAATTATTTTTAGCTATAAAAACATTTCCATTATCGCAATTATGCATCCAAAGAGCGAATTTCCCTTCTAAAAGTTCAAGTGAATTAGATATTAAAACAGAATCGATATCATCGGATTGAGAGTATGCATAATTCAATAAAGAAATTATAGAGAAACTCTGAGATACGGAATTTGGAGCCTTGGTATCATCGATTTCTATAATGTCATCAACATTTGTAATATTTCCGCAACAAGCAACAACCCAATAATCGGAAATTGCTGGATTTAAATATTCTGGTTCAAATTCTTTGGACTTACTCTCACAAATTCCCAAGTAATTATTATATTTTTTTCTTGGAAATTTAAAATCGTCGGACTGATTGTGTATCTTATAGATATCATAAGTTTCATCTGCTAAAAAAAGCATAGAATGATCTATTTTTCTAGAACCTTTATTGATCTTTTGGAGTTCTAAAAACCTCTTTTTATCACTTGAACCGTAAATAGCACTCATTTTCCAAATCCAACAATTCTGTTGTCCTTTTCTTCATCATCATAAAATCTATTGTCATCATTTATATTATATATTTCACTCAATGACATTGGTTCTTTGATTGAATCAATTTTTTTGGAATTTATTTTTAAAGATTTTGCTAATTTTTTTGAATCTTCAATACAGAGTTTATCGAATTTATAATCGACCATAGTTCTGCCTTTTCTTTTCAATGCTTTGTCTATTTTCGTATCATCGCAATTATATGTGATGATAATAGACGCTTCTAGCATATCGGATAGAATTCCATCAGATAGGTTTAAAATAGCTGAAATGTATTCATTGTCTTGTCTTTCTCTAGATATTAAAATCTTTTCAGCATCTTCCAAAATCAACACACACCTTTTTCTTTTTATCAAAATCGAAAAGATCTCAGGATCAGATACAAACTTCTCAATAAAACTTGTTGGAACAAAAATAAACTCTTTATCTACAACAGTTGTGAGATGTTTAATAAAACTACTTTTTCCAGTACCAGACTCACCATGGAACATGTATAATCCCTTGTTTCGATTTTTAAGTCTATCTATCGTTTTTTCATAGATGGGTACAAACCTTTTACCATAATTCAACTCAACATCGAATTTAGGCACTTTGATGTCCAAAGGTATAAAATCATATTCACCATAAACATCCTTCATCAATACAGAAACAAAATCGCGTTTATTGTATTTTATTTTAAATTTTTCCAAAAATAAAAATTTTTCTGACAAATCGGAAAGGAATTTATAATTTGGATAATAAACTGTTACTGTTATTTTAGAATTTATTGAATTTATTTTTTTATCATTATCATCAATATCATCTTTAGAAGATGTTATATCGGGATAGAGAAATGATGTGTCTTCATCACCGTGATGATATGTTTCTCTATCTTCTTTATCCATAACATTTAAAACAAAAATATATTCATCGTTAAAAAAGTAAAAATTAGGTTTGTTTTTAATGTTTATATAATTGAAAATGTTTTTTTTGTTGATTTTCTTTTTTAAACCATCCAAAGACATGTTAAAACCTGAATGATAAACAAATACAAAATTGTCCAAACAATGTTCCAATAAAGAAAGATCGAATGATTCTACAAATGTCATACTACAAGATTCCGCACCATATATTCTCTCGTAGTATCTTTTCGTATTAAATGACTTCTGATGAGGATCCGCAGCATGTAAATCCACATTTTCAAGTTTTAATGTTTTCATTTTATTAGAAATCAGGATCTTTCGAAATATTTAAAAACTATTCTTCGTTTTCGGTTGTTGTGTTTTCGTTTTTAAATGAGAGTTCTTTTTGAAGTTTAGCATCAAGAACAGGAATTATCTTTTCCCAAACTTCAGCATTGTCTCTGAAATCCTTATAGAACCCAAGAGTCTCTCCTTGAAAAACATAACGATGTCCTTGTTTTTCCAAAACACCATATGCTTCAGCCATTTCAAGAAGACCAGAATATTTTGCAAGACCAGTTCTAAAATTCAAATATAATTCCGTTTCAAGAAATGGAGTCACAAATCGATTCTTTGTTGTAACAAATCGAAGAGTAAGACCATTCACATCTTTTGAAATGGCTGTAGATTCTTCAACCGCATTTTTATTATCCAATTTTGATGCCTTTTCTTGCTTCGTGGACATTTGAACAAGAACACTGGACATATATAGCGGACCAGAACCACCAGCTTGGCTTTTAACAAGAGTTGGATACAATGCACCTGGATTTTCATACGTGTGGTTGGAAAACAACACAGGGCAATTGGCTTTAGATGCTGCATGAGTTATTGCCCTCAACATGCTTTTATATGCAACTGATTTTGCACCCATATCAGCACTGTCTTTTTGATCCTCAATAACCTTCGCCTCTCTAGACGAGATTAAGTTTCCAAGTGAATCAATGATGATCATAAATTTACCTTGAAGTTTATTATCAACAATTGCTTTTAAAAATTTCACAATTTGATTTCGACAATCTTCGATAATTTCAGTTGGACAATGTTTAATTTTACTTACATCACAGCCAAGTCTTTCTGCTGTATCCTTATCCAAGGCTGATTCCGTATCAAAATAAACAACATTGACTCCCTTTTTTTGGGCATTTGCTGCAATCTTGTTAAGAATTAAAGTCTTCCCGCAACCACTTGGTCCCGAAAATCCAGTGATTCGTCCCATTGGGATTCCTTTGTGAAGTGATCCAGATATAATGCCATTCAATGCATATGATCCAGTGCTAATCCATTCCTTAACGGTAGAAAGTGAATTTTCGCTAAGGAATGATGCTTCTGGATTAAGATCATCGAGAATTTTAAGTGCATCATCAATTGATCCTGTGTCCACAACGTTGTCTTCTGTTTCTTTTTTTGTTCTTGCCATAGTGTTATATACTATAAACAAAAATCCGCAAAAGTCAAACAACCTTTGCGGATTTTTTTTATATTGTTATGTGAGTGAATTTTTATTCATCGAACAGCTTGATCACAGGCGCATCCTTGCTCTCCGTCTTCTTCGCTGTTTGGAACATATTGACATATTGTTCAAGAAGACGCTCCTCCAAATTAATTTCCGATGTTACGATTTTATCCGAAGGATAATTGAAAACAGAACCTTCTTCACGTTTTCCCAAAACAATAAATTCCTTAAAAAATACAGGAACCAATTGAACGGTCAATTGACCGTTATTATTTGGAGAAGCGAAAAGAATAGCTGGATTCTTAACTTTTGTTGTGGAAGCTTTTGATTCCACAATTTCACCAACGATAGTATGACCAACGTGGTCCATAAAGACCTTAATGTTATCTTGCATAGAGTAATAATTTAAACCAATCTCAAAAAAAATCAAGCCCTAGTCAGCAAAAAAATCCATTAAATCACACTTGGTCATTTCATTTGGCTTTTGTGCAACCCAATTAACAGTTTCGAAAAAGCTCTGAACTGGTGAAAATATAACTTTATCGAACATTTTTTCATAATCCGCTTCAAAAATATTGCGAAACTCTTCTGGATAATAATACTTGAATGCGATGGATTCTATACCATACCTGTTTGGTTTTTTCAAATAAAAAACCTTTAACTTGTCTCCGCTATGAATTTTTTCATACTTCGATGTTAGATCAAGACGATCTAAAAGAATATTGTAATAGTATGCGGATTTGACATGGTTAGGCATTCCTTTTACGGTTTGAAAATCCTTGCACTGATTCGCATATTTTTCATAATTCTTAATACCCTTGTTTATCGCAATTTCCTCCAAAGGTAATTTTAAAAACGCATCGTGTGCATTTTTTACAGCATCATTTGTTTCTTTGTTGTTTAGAGTTGTAAGAAGAGTTTCAGCTATCTTTTTAACATAAGGCTTAACTTTCTTTGGCATCGTGCTTTTCACAACATCAACGCCTGTATATTTGAATTCGTTACACTTAATACCCTCACTATCTAAAATATGAAGAATATAGTGTTTTTTCTTCAAAAGCATT